CATTTGATTTACATACAAAAAATCCAACTTCATATGTTGGTAGTTTATCCGCTACAAGTTCATATGAAACATTGGTACGTCATTATCCGTTAGGTACTAATTTAAATGCAGTAGATTTATCTGCAGATGCAACCATTATTTCATCTTCACATCCCAATCAATCGATTACAGACTTTACCGGCGTGGGTACCGGCTCGAATCTATATGCATATGGCTTTCAAACTCCGGCAAATGCTGAACGTGGTAATTTTACGCCAGTAGAAGAAACGTATTATATACAAGGCGTTTCGTTAGGTGGAAATAATCCTAGATCTCAAAAAATACGTTTAGAAAATAACGAACTAGTTCGTAGATTGTCGCCAACAGATACTGCCGAACGCTCTAGCTTTGATACAGCTCCGTTAGATTCAAACAAGTTAGGATTGTTTTATTCACATGCTGATCAAATCAACAAAGATATTTTCAACCATATCGGCGACGTTGAATTAGATGATTATATCGGTAACCCGGAAGATGAATTTGAAATGTCATATCCTGAGTTACGGTCTTTTTCAAAAGAATATTGGAAAAAGTATTCTGACCGTAATGATGTTAATGCATATATAAGAATATTTAGTCAGTTTGATTTTACATTGTTCAATCAAATTAAACAACTATTACCAGAACGTGTTGATGAAGCAATGGGTTTACTTATTGAACCGCATGCATTGGAACGTTCTAAAGTACAGATAACTCGAAGACCGACTATAACAAATCCCCAATATGAAGCATTAATACCAGAACCGTCACCAACAGCAAGTGGCGAGTATTTGTTACATGAAGCTGTAATAGATGATATTACGCCAGTAACAACTGGCGAACATATTTTATATGAAGGTACAATACCTAGTTTTACATCCGGCGCTGCTGATTATTGTACGGTAGAAATTACGCCGCCGGATGAATTAGTAGAGTATACAGCATCTATCAATAATATAACGCAATTTGCTTTACCAGTAAGTTCTACTACTTGGAGCTACAGTGACAACGGTCTTCCGGAATCATCATTTAATGTGATACCTAAATATAAATTAATTAATTTATTATCAGACAATACCGGTACTACATTAGTAGGGTTTAATACTGTTCTAGGCACTATAGGTAATGGTGATAGTTCAAATGTATTGTTAGTACATTTTGATACACCTCAATTTGATACACATCAAAATTTAACTATAAAAGCTACTACAAAGCCATATTCTGACTCGGTCCCTGACAACAGCGGTTCTATAACCTTATCTGTATACGAAATACGTAATAATGTTCCGTATAATTTACGTAGTATAACACAACCGATAATCTTTCCAGATGGCTCAGATATTAATATATCCGCATCATTTGATAACGTACTATTACGTAGTTATACGTCTTATGCTATAGGCGTTAGTTTTTCTAATCCTTCGTCGCCATTAACTAATTTCAATCCAATGTTAACCGAACTTGATATTATTGCATCTATACCAAAAGTTTGTAGAGTATTTAATCATGCGATATTAGACAAATGTAGACCATCATATGAATTCAAACAAGTTGTTAATCATTTCTCCGGATCCGGTACCGGTACATATATAAATCAAAATGCTAAGCATGCTGTTAGCCAATCGCTTGGGTTGTATTACTCACAAAGTTTGATACCGGCATGTTATATGGACGATGTATTTGCACAAATACAGAATGCACGATATGATGGATGTAAACTTACTGGGCCTGGCATTAATGCAAATACCACTATTGCAGCGATTAACAATAAGCCTGTGGTTGAAGTATTTGAAACAAATGCAAATCAATTGATATTTAACGCCAGTCCAGAACCGGTTGTACCGACAACACAAAACACTTCAACACCGGTATTGCCACCAGGTAACATATCTGTTAGATAATTGTATAAAGATCATATTTATAAAAAAGAATAGGATACTAGATGGGATATCTTAATAACAGCACGATAACAGTTGATGCTATATTAACAAAGCGCGGTAGAGAATTATTAGCCCGCGGCCGTAATGAATTTAACATTACACAGTTTGCTTTAGCAGACGACGAAATTGATTATGATCTGTATAATACAGAACATCCGTTAGGCACTGCATATTATGGTTCAGCGATTGAAAATATGCCAGTATTAGAAGCATTGCCAGATGAAACGCAGATGATGAAATATAAGCTTGTTACGTTACCTAAAGGTACAGCAAATATTCCAGTAGTAAGTATTGGGCAATCTGCAATATCATTAGAAAATGGACAATCATATGTAATTCGCCCTGAGACCGTAAATTTCTCCGGAGGCAATTCTAGATTTGGATATACAGCTATTTTATCCGATTCGGATGTAGGTACTATAAGCGCAACTAAAAGTGCTCCTAATAGAAGTGCAATTGCTAGCGCGCCTCAGTTTATTGGCGACGGCGAAGCTGCTCAAAGTATTACGGTAGCAGGTGTAGAATTTGAATTTGTAGCTAAGCCGCAATTATTAGCCGATGCTACAGCAACAATATTATTAATAGGTAATGAGACAGGCGGTAGAACAACATTGACAGTGACTGTTAAAAAAGTTCAAGTAATGACCGCAGCTGCGATATCTAAATAAGACAAGGAAATAAATGCCAATAGCAGGAACATATGGATACGGCGGTGGCCCGGGTGGTTCGGGACCAGCTGGTAGCGGCGGCGTCGGCGGTGCTAATAATTTTACACCATCCGTAAGTAGAATACGTCGTACTAATAACGTTGCTACTGCACAAGTACAACAACTAGCAACACAATTAGCTGATCAAATAGTTAGAGAACGCGAAATTGCTACTATACAGGCTCGCAATGGTAGAGTGTTTACAACGTTTAATCCTGCGGACGATGTGTTGCCGAATCGCGTTGAAACTGTGACACGTGGTTTATTTAGCGATGGAAGTGGTAGTATGTTATCATTCTTTACTTCTTCGACAGCCACTACTGCACAACTTTCATATTTTTATGAATTATTCGATAAAGATCCTGATACTGTTAATAATGCAGCTCCTATGTTGTCAATTGCATATGGACATTTTAACGGCTCAGGTTCTACTGATACTACTGGTAACCTTAATAATGATACACCGTCTAGAGCAGTTTATAAACAATATGCACAAACATTGTTAGCACCGAACGATAACAAATTCACAATTAATGGTACAGATACTGATTCTATTTATGCATTGACATTTAATAGAGCTAGATTTAGAGAAAAGTTAGACCCAGGTAATTTTGAAATAAATTTACACGCACCATATACATCTATCATTGATGATTCATCTGTATCAAGTGCTACTGAAGGTGAAGCTGGTAAAGTGTATAATTTAATCTCAGGTTCGATTGACGGTGGAACCAGTATTTATAATTCTGCAGATCCGACATACTACGGATTATTATATCCACAACATGGCATTGCCATTCTAAATGCAGATGCTATCAATTCTGCCGGCATCTTTACACCAGCAACGGGTACGTCCGAAGGTACACCCGATAATAGAGCTTTATTACATACAGCATTAAAATCTGGATCAACAAACGCTCCTGCGGGCAAAACTGGCGGTATACAAGCTAGATCATCTGAACAAGTTAAATCTACATATTTCTTTGTACGTGTAAAAAATGCGGAATATAATTATTCTAATAATCCTTCGTTTAGTTCAGGGTCATTGGGTGCATTAAGATATGCAACATTTGTCAATGATCCGCAAGTATACATTACTAGTGTCGGATTATATAATGATCGAGGTGAGTTATTAGCGGTTGCAAAACTAAGTCAGCCGTTATTAAAAGCATTTACTCGTGAAGCGTTGATCAAAGTGAAGTTAGATTTCTAAAGATGATATGCCTACGATTCCAACAGTATTTAGACCAATACGCGCGAACGATGTACAGCGCCGATCATTTAAGACATATAAAAACTATTCACTAACGAATACAGGTTATTCTGAATCAGGTGCGCAGTATCAAGAAGCCATGTATACCGGTTTACGTGTTGACGTAAATGATCCGGCTGCGTCTTATCCCGAAAATGCAGATGGCACGAATCGGCATATATATTGGAGTGCAATAGATCATAGATATTATCGATATCCATATGACCCAGCACGTACTGCGGAACTATCTAATCGTTCAAAAGTTGAAAAACTTTTGTTTACCAGCGCATCAATTGTTACTGTACCATATATGGATGTCGGCGAACGTATCAAACCAGGTAGTGTTACTATTACTGCTACACCAGTAGGTGAAACGATTACATTGACAGATGATGGTTATGGCAATCTACGAGATTTATCTATAGATTCATCATCGTTTGCATCAGCTAGTCGTAATGTATTTTATCTATCATTTAATGAAACGTTTAGAGATTTTGACTATAAAACGGGTACATATGTAACAGGTAGTATTAAATATGTACTAAACGGTCAAGATAAAAATGCTGAAATAGTAAATGTTACGGTAACTGATGGCGTTGTTATCAGCGGCAGTACTAATGGTATGGATGATGCACCAATTGGCTTAGCTGGATATTTTGATGGCGGTAATAATGAAGCTAAAAGTTATATTCGTATACCTCATGATGACACGTTTAATAGATTTAATAAATGCGACGACTGGACTATATCATTTTGGTTTACTGCCGATGACGGGCTTACACAAGGTGGTACTATTTTATCAAAGCTAGGCGTTGGTAAACGTACAGTTTTTAATCGTACAAAAAATATATTAGAAATCGAAGATATACAAATTCCATCTAGTTTATTTGGTACAAGCGTAGAATCCGCAGCAAGTTACCCTACAACAAAATTTCCTTTTAGTATAGCATATACCCAAACGGGCGGCAGCATGAAAATTGCCTTTGTACAAAGTGACGGTAGTTCAGTAAAAAGTTTAGCAACAAACACTATACCGGTATCAGCCGCCAAAAAGACATTTCATGTTGCGGTTCGTAATAGTAATTCAGTAATAAAAATATTCATTGACGGTATCGATAAATCAGCTAGTAATGATTATACTGGGTTAGACAATGTAAATAATAATGCTGATATTTTAATTGGAGCTCTTACTAAAGATTATGATTTTAATGATAATTTTACTAAAAGGATAGCAGAAATACGTATGTATGATTATGCTGTTAGTGATACTGGAATTACATCGTTAGCTAATCGCGCTGATAACCCATCCTGTTTACAAACCAATGTAGTTGGTAATGTATTTTATCGTAACGGTCAAATCGTAGTATCATCGCCATTGCCTAAATATAATTCCGGATCAGGATTCTTTAGTAATACATGGCAAATAGATTATAAAGGTCAGCATACTATTTACGAAAATGAAGTGATGGTACGTGTTCCCGCGGGCGAACTTAATGTTAGTCTAAATCCAAGTTCTACATATCGTCCTGCAACAGGCATTGATAATTCATGTAATACAAATGGATCTGCAGAAAATAATGGCCCGGGCGAATATCGTAAAGCTATGTTTATTTCCGGATCAGCATTTCCTTATGTAACGACAATTGGTTTATATAATGATGCCGCAGAAATGGTTGCAGTCGGAAAGTTAGCTACGCCAGTACAAAAACGTGATGATGTTGATATGAATTTCGTTGTCCGTTGGGACCACTAATATTTATACAAAAGGACGGTTATGGCATGGAGATCTAAATCTAAGATACGTCGCAATGCACGTAAAAAAGGTTATCGTAGTGGATTTGAATTAACAATTTCTGAACAATTGAATAAGGCAAATGTACCAATAGCATATGAAGATACGGCAATCGAATATATAAAACCAGCTACAAAACATAAATATACAATTGATTTTCGTTTACCAAACGGCATACTCATTGAAGCCAAAGGTAGGTGGACACTCGAAGATCGTAAAAAACATTTATTAGTAAAAGAACAAAATCCAGAATTGGATATACGAATCATATTTCAATCACCACGTAATAAAATAAGAAAAGGCTCGAAAACAACATATGCAGATTATTGCGATAAACACGGTATTCAGTGGGCAGAAAAAACTATACCGGAAAGTTGGTTAAAGGCTTGACCTTATGAGATTTTCTTTATATATTTCATATTATATAAATTTTCATGATAGATATGCTTGAATGAAACAATGGTATCAATATATTGATAACGTTGTAAATATTAATAATATTAATATATGAGTAAATACTCACTAATTACGTTAATTGACTCGGTTCTCGGTAGTGGTAAAGTTAACTCAAACGATAATGTTGCATATCACTGTCCATTCTGTCACCATAATAAAAAGAAACTTGAAGTTAATGTTGTAACACAATATTGGCATTGCTGGGTATGTAATGCTGCCGGCAGAAAACTATCTATACTATTTCGTAAGTTAAATGTACCAAGAGCTAAAATTGCACGATTATCCGAACTACTGGATGATGTAGCATATCGGCCAAATAAAACTACAACGGATACACCAGTATTGCAATTACCAATTGAGTTTAAACCATTATGGAAAATAAACACGAATTTACCTGAATATCGTAATGCAGTAATGTATTTGAAACGACGAGGTGTTACAATTCATGATATACTTAAATACCGAATTGGATACTGTACTAATGGACCATATGGTGGTAAAATAATTATACCGAGTTATGATGCAAATGGTAGTTTAAATTATTTCGTATCTAGGGCATATTATGATGATGATATTTATAAACATAAAAATCCACCTGCATCAAAAGATATCGTAGGATTTGAATTACATATCAATTGGAATATGCCTATTATATTAGTCGAAGGCGCATTTGATGCCATCGCTGTACGCAGAAATGCTATTCCGTTATTTGGTAAAACAATATCAAATACATTGAAACGCCGAATTGTAGAAAAGGGCGTTAAGAACATTTATATATGTCTAGATCAAGATGCAAAGAAACAAGCATTAGAGGCCGCAGAATATTTCTTAGCTAATGGTGCTAATGTTTACTTTGTAGACTTATCTGATAAAGATCCATCTGATATGGGTTTTGAGAAAATTACTAAAATGATCAACAGTACAGAAGAACTTACTGCAGATCGATTAATGCAAGAGAAAATTTTATGCGCACTATAAACATAGGACTAGATCATATCGATCGAATATATCACATTGCAGATGTACATGTACGTAACGTTAAGCGGCATAAAGAATATGAACAAGTATTTAAACGTTTATATACGTATATTAGACGTACACGTACTAAAAATTCAGTTATATATTTAGCAGGTGATATCGTGCACGCTAAGACAGATATGTCACCAGAATTAGTATTTCAAGTATCAGAATTATTTCGTAGATTAGCAGCATTGGCACCTACAATACTAATTACTGGCAATCATGACTGCAATTTAAATAATTCTAGTCGCTTAGATGCATTATCTCCTATCGTTAAAGCCTTAAATCATCCTAACATATTCTATCTCAAAGACAATGGTATATATAAGATATCTAATGTACACTTTAACGTAATGTCGGTTTTTGATAAGCCGTCTGATTACATTCGAGCTAATGAATTTGATGGTGATATTAAAGTTGCATTACATCATGGCGCTGTAAATAATGCATCAACCGATGCTGGATTTATGTTAAGCAATACACATGTTACTACAGATTTATTCGATGGATATGATCTTGTACTATTAGGTGATATACATAAACCACAGTTTCTTAACAATGATAAAACTATTGCATATGCCGGATCATTAATTCAGCAAAACCATGGTGAAGCATTAGGCCATGGTATTATGGTCTGGGATATGAATACTTTAGATTGCGAATTTGTAGAAATACAAAATGATTATGGTTACTATACATATGAAATTGATGGCGGTAAAATAGTAAATCCGTCTGATAAAGTGCCACTTCGTCCTAGGTTACGATTAAAGGTACAAAATACAGATAGTGCTGATTTAAAAAAAATTGTTTCGGAAATTAAGCAAAAACATAAAGTTCAAGAAATTGCAATACAAAAAATTAATGCAATAAATACAACGAATCTAGAACAAAAAATTAATTTCGGTGATGTACGAGAAGTAGAGTGGCAAAATCAAACAATATCAGACTATTTATCAAATGAACATGCGGTAGATGATGATACATTAGATGTTGTTCGTCATATTAATCGTTTAGTGCATTCAAAACTAACTGACTCAGAGCTTACTAGAAATGTAGTATGGACGCCAAAAACGTTTGAGTTTTCTAATATGTTTAGTTATGGCGAAGATAATGTAATTGATTTTGAAAACATTTCCGGCGTTAACGGATTATTTGCGCCTAATGCTAGCGGCAAATCAACTTTGTTAGATGCATTAGCGTTTTGTTGTTTTGATAAATGTAGTCGTACACATAAAGCTGTACACGTGCTTAATAATAAAAAATCGTCTTTCAAGTGTAAATTTCATTTTGAATTAGATGGTAAGAAATATTTTGTTGCACGCAGCGGCGTAAAAAATAATAAAGGCCATGTTAAAGTAAATGTAGATTTTTGGCATGAAGATGATAGTGGTAACGTTACGATGCTTAATGGCGAGCAGCGTGATGGTACAAATAAAATTATAAGACAATACTTGGGTACATATGATGACTTTGTATTAACAGCGCTATCGTTGCAAAATAATAATACTGGATTTATAGATAAATCACAACGAGAGCGTAAAGAACTATTAACTCAGTTTTTAGATATCGATGTTTTTGAAAAACAATACCAAATTGCAGCGGAGGATATACGAGAAACTGCTTCAATTATTAAAGAATATAAACGACAAGATCACGCAACTACATTGGCTGATGCAGAAACTGAAATACAGCAATTAACAGCTCCATTAGATAAATTGCAACAAGAACGTGATGATCACGAATCTATGCGTAACGATCTTAATGAAATAGTTCTAAACTTAACATCTGAGTTAAAACGTATTGATGATGAAATTTCTGATATCAACACGTTAGAAAGTACAATTAAATCATTAGAAATACGTACGTCGCATTTACAAGATGAAATTCTACATGCAACGGATATATCAAAATCTCAAGAAAAAATTCTAGCAGAATTAAATGAAAAGATACTTAAATATAATATTAAGTCAATAGATTTAGATATAAATTCGTTAGAAGAATTAGAACTAAATGTTATGCGTTTAACGCAAGAAAAAGAACTTTTAGATGTACAAATAGAACATATAAACAAGTTAGTTTCTAAGTTAGACCAACACGAATGGGACCCAGAATGTGAATATTGTATAGCAAATCCATGGCTACAAGACACGCAAACCGCGGCAAAAAAATTACCAAAAATACAAGAAGATTGTAGTAAAATTGTTAATGAAATCAGCGCGCTAAGTAAAGAAATAATATATTACAAAGACTTGAATTCATATGCTCAACGAGATGAATTTAATCGTATTACAAGACTGATAGAAGATACAAAAAAATCGTTACAGTTACAAAAATCATCGATAACATCTACTAAAGCTCAATTAGATTCTACAAATATAGAATTGCATACAAAAAATCAACTATTAATACGTGCAAATGAACGTATAGATGACATACAATTCAATGTTACTAAGCATAAAGAAATAGAAGAAGTCCGGTCAGAAGTTTTAACATTAAATAATGAAATAAGTTCATTAGACGACAAGATATTATCTATGCACGGCCGGCTACGTGTTGCGGAAAAAACAAAGCAAAATACGTTATCTGCAATCGATAGATTACGTGAATTAGAGGTGCAATATAAGGGGTATGAATACTATCTTTTAGCAGTAAAACGTGATGGTGTTCCGTACCAACTAATCTCAAAAGCATTACCGCAAATCGAAGCAGAAATTAATAATATACTTACACAAATAGTTGATTTTTCAGTACTATTAGAAACTGACGGAAAAAATATTAACGGTTATATTGTATATGATAGTGATAATTATTGGCCATTGGAACTAACATCGGGTATGGAAAAATTTATATCTTCATTGGCAATACGAACATCATTAATTAATATAACTAGCTTACCTAGACCTAACTTTTTAGCAATTGACGAAGGCTTCGGAGTTTTAGATTCGGATAATTTAAATAGCATGTATATGTTGTTCGATTATCTTAAGTCGCAATTTGCATTTATCATGTGTATTTCTCATATTGATGCAATGCGCGATGTAGTTGATAAACTTATTGAAATTAAGAAGACTAACGGATACTCTCAAATAAATTACGCCTGATATTTATAAAAAAGGCGTAATGTATGTCAGAATATACGTTTCGAGAAACACCCGTACGGCCTAAAGTTGCATATGTAGGTTATAAAGATGCTACGTATGATATTGTGGACGGTGATCTAAATTCACGTGATTACTTTCAAATAGTAGAATTTCCTGAAAAATTTACCGCTGGCAAAAACTTAATTAAGTTACGTGCTAACCCCGAAGGCTTAGTCGATGCTAGTAGAATTTATATAGAGATATTAGACTCAGCTGGCAACCCAATATTCTATAAGCCGTTACAGTATTTAGAAAAATCAGGTAATAGAGTCATTGCAGTTTATATCTATCCAGAAACTGCCCCGGGTATTGCAACTGTATATTTAGCAGGACGTGCTGCTATCGATCCAGCTGGCAATAAAATTGCTTCGAGCAAAGATATTACTAGCGATAATTATCTTAACATACCTAATGTTATATGGTCAAGAACAGTAGCGGTTGCTCCATTTGAAAAAAATACTACTGAAATAATTTTCGAACAGATACCAAAAGTAACTGTAACAGAGAATATACAAACATATCGCCAACCGATATTATTGTCGGGTATACAAACACAAAAAACTGCTTCAATTGGTGATACGGGATTGACAGTAGGTACGCCGCCATATTATACAAATACAAATCCTGGCGGGCCAAATGTAGATATGTCTAGTTGGGGATCAACGACTATAGATATGAGTTCAGATGATACTGTTAGTCCACCACCGGATCCACCTGTTATATCAAATCCATTACCATCAGTTTTTCCACAAGGCGCCGCGACACCCGGTACTCCTGATTCATACTTCGGCGCTAGCGTAGGATTTGGTGGCGGTATATCACTTTCAGATAATGATGTTAATACAGACTCATTATCTAATACAGATAATGCAATAGCTATATCACCTGACTTAACATTTATAACTAGTTTTGCAGTAGTAAATATAGATTTATCGGATACATTTCAGTTTAATCAACAAATGGTCGGCGGCACACTTACAATCCGTGAACCGAATGTAACATTAGAATTAGCAACTAATGAACGAACATTTGCAACTGAGTCTAAACTTATACCATTAGGCCAATATGATACGCCATTGCCGGGCGGAGCTACAATAATTAGTAGTAGCGGTACGTATAAAGTATATGGTGATTATAATTTTCAAATCCTAGAAGTAGAAAATGCTTATAAAGCAAAAGTAGCACAAAAATCTGGCTTCTTAAATTCTGATTATAATACAAACGGCGCGCCGGCATTTACCTTCCCAATTTATCTAACTACTAATACTGAAAATAGTTTTACTTTTTCAGAAAATCGTATAATATCAAATATAACATCGACAAATACATATACTGCAAGTTATATTGGGCCGCCTACTATATCTGAAACAGAAAATTCTGCGTCGTTTGCGGATATAATTCTTTCAAATATAGAACCAGAAACTGGCGATGTATTTAAAATAAAAACATTATATAAGCCTGCCGGCGCTTTTGGAGATTTTCAAGATCTTGGTGATACGATACTAGAAGAACAAGAATTACTTGTTGATGAAAGTACGTTGGAGACTGATATCATTATAGGTAGTGTATTTGAACATTTTGGGAGGATAGATAATCAAGAAGAAATTGATACGTATTGGAATATTGATGCATGGGGTGCGAATCCCTTCCCCGCAGGGATATATACTACATCTGCGTCGTTTGATAATACAAATATAATAGGTGGTATAAAATTAATACGACATCCATCTGATGATACATTAAATACATCTGCTTCATATGGATTTGCTGACGCCGGAGTATTTCCAAACGGAGGCTTAGGATATCCATTAAATACAAATTTATTTATATCATCTTCTGTACGACCGAATATAACAAAAAATACAAAATACGTATTAAGATTTTCTGCAGTAGTGAATGCCGAAGGGGATGATAATAGTTTATCAACCGATCCACGTATACCAACGCCTAGAATAGATGTATATCTTTCTGGTTCTAATGTAGCTGCACTCAACTCTACGGTTATCGATATACCCGGCGGAACGCGACCACAGAATTGGGGCGAAACATTTGATTATGATTTATATAAAGACGGCGGTACATATGGTTATAGAATAGGCACGATTACAGCACCGCCGGTATTAGGATCTCGTGCAAATGCCGAATTTAGATTTGAAGCGTTAAAAGATGCAACTGCTGCTAACTTGAGATTTGTAGTTAGATCAGGTAACTGGACTATTGGTAATATAAATTTCAAGACGGATGTACAAACCGGATTTTCACCTAACTTTGCTAGAATATTTAAACGAATTCCGACAGCACATTTAAAAACACCATTAACATTTAGATTTCAATTACAAGATATAAACGGTAACGTTGCTGAAGTCCAACCGGCAGTCTTCGGCGCAGTATTCCAGGGCGAAAACTTTTATATAGACGGTACTAACAACATAATGACCGGTTCATTATACATCGGTAACCAAATTGGTAGTGGTGTAGAAATGGCCGGTTCTAATTCAGGATTTATTAGATCAGTAGGATATCTAGGATTCCGATCGGCATCTCGTGGCGACGCCCCCGGAGGATTTATGATATTTTCTGGTTCGATATTACCGACAATAACAGATGAATATGGACCTGGCGGCGTAGGATTAGAACTTATACAAGATGCTGATAATTTATTACGTTTCAAAACAGCCGGTCCGGATGCCGGATTATTAATACGAACACCGGATTTCTTTTTAGGCGGTACAACACAATATATATCTGGCTCTAACGGCAATATTGAAATAGTATCTGATAACTTTAATTTATCAGCCGATGGCTTTGTTACAGCAACAAATTTTGCTGAAAAGTTAATTATTGTAAATCAAGCTAATTCTGCATCATACTTTTTAGATGATAGTACAACTGGCGTAAAATTAGTATTTGATGGCACTGGCGGAAACTCCGGCTCCGGAGGAGAATTAACAATGAATATGCAATTAGATGTTGCGCCATGGAATACGGCTGCTAGTGCAATAAAACCAATAACAGGTGTATTAATAGCTAATACTGGATCCAATCGCTCCGGCGTAGACATAATTATTAATGCAGATGGCGTAGAGTTTGATGACAGTAATATAGACATAGGAACAAGTAACTACTTAGGCATTATACCACCAGAACCACAATCATAACACATGGCAAATATTAAATTAACAAAAGGCGAACGTTATACGTTTGAACGAATTAATGGTTCTGATGTAATTACATTTGGCAGTGATTATGCGCATGAAACTAGAATTATACGTAACTCATTATATGTTTCTGGTAGCAGTTCCGATGTACATGTAATACAAGGTGAAACATTAACATTGAAAACTGGCGAAGGTGCCGGCATACCGGCATTGCGTATCGAGCCAATTGCTAACAATGCCGATTCATATATTCGATTTGATAGTAATGGTATCAATCAATCATATGCAATTGGTATGGATACGAGTAACGAGTCGTTTGTAATATCTAGTCGAGCTAACGGAACGGCAACCATGGGTACCGGCGAAGCATTACATATCTCTGCTAGTACAAATCGAGTTGGTATAGGTTATAATGATACCGCAACTACATTAACGCAAGCGTTGAATGTTAGCGGCGATATTGCAATAACAGACTTTCCTAGCGTATCTGCATCGTTAGCTGCACAAATTGCCGCATCGGGAGAACCTAACCAAAATGCATTTTCTGTCGTCAATGTTAGTGGAAATAATATTACATCAGCGGAAGCAGCCGATACGTTAATATTAAAAGCCGGACCAAATATAACATTACGTGCTGATAATACTAATACTGCATTAGAAATATCAGCATCTGGTGGCGGCGGCAATGCTGATACAGTCACTGTATCTAGTGTTACAACTGGAGAGTTTCCGGTTACATTGAATGATAATGCGGCCACTAGTGAACTAAAACAAGATCCGATTGCATTTAAATACAACGTTAGTACTGAAACATTAACAGCGTCTACAGGTAGCTATCAGTACGTATTAGCTAATAATATACAATCAAATCCATTAGCAACTAATCTAACATTTAAAGGTGGTAATAAAATAATATTTAATGCTGGCGCAAGTGTACAATTCTACGCCGGCGGCTTATTAAAACATACATTTTTTTCTACAGGTAAAGTACGAATTAATAGTCCATCATCTGCCCCACCAACTGATACGTTAGACGTTAACGGATCAATAAAAGGTACAAAATTAGTATCTAGCGGTGATATTAGTGGTAGTGGGTTATTATATGCAGATATAACAGAGACAACTATACATGCCGATGATATACGAGCTGTTGTATACGATACCGGTTCTGGTAGATTTTACTTTACAGGTAGTTATGGTACAGGCGGAACGTCTATATCTGATTTTAGTGATTTAACGGGTATCCCAGCTAATTTAATATCAAGTTCAGCACAATTAACCGAACTTAATTTAGCAACCGGTTCATTGTTTGATGCATCTGCATCGTTTAGTACGAGAGTTACAGATCTGGAAACCACTTCTGGTTCATTTAGCACTCGTGTTACGGATTTAGAAGAAGCGAGTGCATCATTTGCAGCTAATATTGTTACAAATACCCTCGCTATTACTACAAATACTTCAGATATAACTAATCTAGAATCTTCGGTAACCGAATTAAATGCAGAAACTAGTTCTTTATCAGCTTCAATCGCGCTGCTATCTGGTTCATTCTTAGAAGCCTCCGGAGGATTTAGTACTAGAGTTACTTCATTAGAATCAAATCAAGTAAGACGGCCGCTATTATTTAGATATACATCAAGTATTGGTAGTATTGGAATTATAGCAAATCCAGATACCGGTTCAATACATGTACATGCTGATAGTACTATATCTATAGAACGTTGGTTTGCTATATCACAGTTTACACACGATGGTATTAATTTAATTGCTAATGAAGATACTAATAATTATCCGTTCATACAAAGAGGTTCGCGAGTTACATTAATTAGTACCGCATCTGGCGCATTTATATCGTTTAAGTATGCTAAAGATGATAATATTGAATTCGAAAATACCGCTATAAAATATAGACAAGCATGGGATTATCAATCTATAATAACTAGTTCTATAGCATTACAAGAGAATGAAATTGTAGAACTGCAATGGGATACTGCTACTCAAATAGGCCGAGTGTTTGATATCGGAAGCTTTGTTGATCCCGGATATAATAAAATAGACTTAATATATACAACAGCATCTAGTGCATATCATCCTAGTATAGGTAATATCGCTACAAACGTTACTGCCACAACTGGCTTAGATTTAAATCAAGATTATTATGTAGCAGCTGCAATACCAACATCATCTAATTTAACGTTTAATAGATTAACATTAGTTGATTCGACGGCTAATCCCGCTCCGGCATTAAAAATAGAAGGCGTCACTGGTAATTTATGGCTCGGCATGATAAAGTCTGGCTCTTTTTCACCTTCCGGGAGTATTAGTGGTAGTGGTACATTATATATGCATGGCGTACGCGAAGCTGTACCGAATGGGTTAAGTCAAGGTAATCAATTATATACATTGGTATATGATACGGGTAGTGGAGAGTTTTTCTATACAGGTTCATATGGAGCTAGCGGAACATCTATATTTAATTTCGGCGACTTAACCGGTATCCCAGCTAATTTAATATCAAGTTCAGCACAATTAACCGAACTTAATTTAGCAACCGGCTCGCTATTCGATGCTAGTGCATCGTTTAGTACTCGCGTTACTAATTTAGAAGAGGCAAGTGCATCATTTGCAGCTGATATTATTACAAATACTTTAGATATAACTAATCTAGAATCTTCGGTAATCGAACTTAATTTAGCCACCGGCTCATTATCAGCTTCAATTGACCTGCTATCTGGTTCATTCTTAGAAGCTTCCGGAGGCTTTAGTACAAGAGTTACGACGTTAGAATCGGCCGGCGCGCCGACTGCTGCTGATATCGGATTAATGCGTAAAACTGGCAGTCAAGTATTTAGCACTACAT